CATAGTAATTTATTGCTAAAGGATGAAAATAGAGTCACGAACGGTGCACAAAATTACTGCAATTGGGTAGGATAGGAAATGGCTATTTATAGCTATATATCCATAAGTTTTGTATCTTTGCACACTTAAAATGAACGATATGGATATTCTTGAACTCGCCCTGCATAATCAGCAAACCGCTTGGAAGGTACTGGAACATACCGGTATTATCCGGGCATGGGAACGTATTGGGGCAACCGTTCATCTGGTAGGGTCACTCAAATCCGGTCTGTTGGCAAAGAGTAGGGATATAGACCTGCATATCTATACCGATACATTGGATATTGCAGCCAGCTTTTCTGTGATGCAGGAACTTGCCGAACGGCTTTCTTTAAAGGAAACCCACTATAATAATCTGATTCAGACAGAAGAAGAGTGTATCGAATGGCATGTTCTCTACGAGGATGAGGACAGGAACACATGGAAGTTCGACATGATTCATATTCGTAAAGGCTCAAAATACGATGGTGTGGTTGAAAGAGCAACTGCTGCCATTACGAACCGACTTACCCCTGAAATCAAGCAAACCATCCTTCAAATTAAATTCGATGTGCCGGATGGTGTGCAGATTCCCGGCATAGAAATTTACCATGCTGTTTTCGTGGGTGGGGTTCGCAGTTACGAAGAACTGGAATATGAGTGAAAACTATACAATGGTATCAGTACCGAAAAAGACATCGAACGCCGGACGTCCGAAAGGGAAGAAGTCCTATGTCATGCTTTTCCGTTGGGAGGACGTTAAGACCTGCACCCGTGATGAAAAGGGCGTGAAGGTGACCGCTTTTGAAATGGCGGAAGGCAAAAAACCGATAGTGGTGTATGCTACGGATTCTACAATAAACATCTATCATACCAGTGAGGGGGAAGATGATGCGCGCGGATTCATTCACCACGTGGATTATGAGCATCCGGGTACGGAGCTGGAACATGATGAGTTTGTTAACAACAACATCAACGAGAACCTGGGAGCGATTGTTTTCGGGTGTTCGGGGGATGATGCGAAGATTGCCGGAACACCGTGTACTCCGCTCAAGATGACCAAGGCGGATTCTCAGGATAACAAGGAAGGGGATAAGAATACCATAAATTTGGCCAGTTCTTTACGCGGTGGCACTATCGGCCATATAGCCAAGAGCCTTATTCCGGCAACGGACAGCGAGGAAATCAACGCTGTTTTAGGATTGCCGCCTGCTTCGGAATTGTCGTCTGACGGAGACGGAATATAGTTTTGTTTAAAGGTTGGTTATAGGAGAGGCGTTTGCTTGGCATGCGCCTCTCTGTCCTTTTATAGGATATTGATAGGGGATATTTTTGTATCGAATTAAAAAAATAAATTATGGCAACGAAAAAGAAAACTGAAAAAGATGAGTTAACAAAGGTGGATACCACCCATGCAGATGTGAATGATGGTATGGCAGCGCCGGAACAGGAGGCTTTGTCTGAAATGGAGAAAGTGAATGCTACGGCTCAGGACCATATAACGGTTGTTATTCCTTATTGCAGGGAATTTGCTCAGGGCAGAGAGCTGCTGTATGCTTTACGCTCCTGGCAGGAGAATGTACGTTTCGGAATCAATGTGGTGGTCATCGGTGACCGTGAGGCTTGGTTCAGCGAAGAAATTACCTTTATCGAGCATCAGCGTGTATCCGATAATGCGCAGGTTGATACACTCGCTAAATTGAGAATTGCTGTAGCTTCTCCTGAAGTGACCGGATATTTCATCTGGAGTAATGATGATATCTATGTTATGAATCCGGTTGCATTGCCACACATCGCACTTCCTAAAGTATCGGGCAAGCTTGTTCCGATGAGATTCAAGGGACTTTATGCGGAGAATATGAAACAGACCGCAATGTTGTTGGAAAAGAACGGTTTGCCATGCCTGAATTATGAGACCCATACTCCGGTATTGTTTGATAAAGAGAAGTTGACAGCGATGTTTGAACGGTTCCCGGAACTGGAAAATGGAGGTTACCTGTTTACTTCTGTTTATTATAATTCCCATCCATATCCGACACAGCCGGTGTATCTTGATTGGAAAACCGACCAGGTGTTGCTGCCTGTAGTATCGCAGAGTCCGGATGAGAATAAGGTGGGTGATATCTTATCCCGTAAGGTGTTTATGAACAATACCGTTTCGGGGTATTCTTCTTGGTTGGAAAAATTCCTTAATAAATGTTTCCCGGTTTCTTCCGATTTTGAGAATTGAAGGGAGCTTACGGGAAGTGCTTCACGGAGAGAGCCGCTCTCTTTCCGTGAAGAATTTCCGTTCCTGAATGAACCGGGCTGCCCCATGGAGCTGGAAGCGCTTGTTTCGCGTAAGTTCAGCAAGTATCATGCTTATGTGCGGTTACACCGGAAATTGCGCGATTGCACCTCTTTGGAAGAATGCGCTACTGTCAGTCGTGAACTGATTGATAGCTATATCGGTAATCGGATGATATGGGAAGAATTGAACTATTACAAGGAAAACCACTCGCTATTGGGAAAACATCCGGCTTTTGCCGAGTTCCGCCGCAGGAGTGAGCTTCTGAAACTTCCGGTCAAGGAACTGGTACGTAGGCTGAGACAGGTGGAGAATAATATTTGGCGGGTTAAGTCGGAACTGGCGAAAGGGGATAAACCGCATTTGGATGCGATTCGCCGTGAAAGGTTGGCCGGCTATGAGAAGGAGCTGGCAGATATAAATCGTCTGTTGGAATGAGTTATTATTTTAATTTGGAGGAACTCCGGAAAGAAATGTCCGATTCCCGTATTTTCACCAGACGTTTTGAAACAATGTTGACGTTCAAGCTGAATAGTTTGAAAGAATTATGCGGACGTTTGCCTAAGGAAAACGAGGCGTTTTTTATCGAGACAAAGAAGAGTTTTACGGCATTTACCTTTATTGTGTATCTGATAAAGCATGCAGGGCAGGTGAATCATTTGTATGTAGCGACCTATTCGACGAATGAGCGTATCATCAATGCGCTGCTCCGTTGGAAGGAAAAAGGATTTATCGGCGTCATTCATCTCCATATTTCGGAAACGATTAAGTTCCGGATGCCGAAGGTATTTGAACGGCTGATGCAGCTCTACCGGGAAGGAACGATTGAGTTGTCTTTCTCCTGGAGTCATAAGAAGATAACCTGTCTTGACACAACGGCAGGTTATTTTGTTGTTGAGGGGTCGGGAAATTATGGGGAAAATGCAATGGAAGAGCAGTATGTATTCTTAAAAAACAAGGAAGTGTATGAGTTTCGTAGCGGACGAAGTGGTAAAATGGCGTGAAGATCCGCCATGGTTTGACCGGATAGACATGGATGAACTGGGACGGCTGGCCGGTATCGGTTATGAGCCGAAACAGATTGCAATGTATTACAATGTTCCGGAAACGGATTTTATCTGGTATTTCAACCTTGTAGGGTCTCCGTTGAAATACCATTATGAACGTGGGCAGTTGCTGCAACGGGCCAAAGAGGGTTTGGCTATGGCTGCCAGTGCGGAGACGGGGGATAACGTGACTCAGGCGCAGCGGTTTGATAAGTTCCGTCAGGCGACCGGGTATCGTAATTCGATTAGTAAGATATTTTATGACGATATAGGCTGATGTTTGAAAAATCTTATTTTGAGACCTTGCAGGACTACATTGCTTCAGGATGTACGATAGAACTGACCGGTGATGAATTGGATTACTATAATGCGCTGTATGCCCTGGTGGGGATAAATCGTAAATATGGTAAGGACAATGCAATCGCTTTCCTGATGCACGAGCCGTTTAATGTGGAACGGATGCGTGCCAGGCAGATGTACAGTGAAGCCATTAATCTGTTCTACCTGAATGATACCATAGAGAACAATGCGCACCGGAACATGGTGTTTGACAATCTGATGAAAGCTGCCCATGTGGTTCTTCAGAACGCAGTTAACTCCAAAGACATGGAAGTGTACGGCAATCTGACCGTACAGGCTGCCAGGATTAAGCAGCTTGACAGACCGGACCCGGTGAAGCCGAAAGAACTGGATGAGAAGCCTTTCAAGGTGTATGACCTTGACCCGGAAAAGGTGGGGCTTCCTTCTGCCAACCGGAATCTGTTGGCTGCTCAGATTGACTCGATGCCGGATATACCATCCAGGGAGAAGGTACGGCTGAAACGTGATGCCAATGTGGTTGATATTGATTTTGAAGAAATGCTCGATGACCAGGAAGAAAAAACTAAAGATATTGGATGATGTGGAGCTGCGCTATTCCAATTGGATGGCTCAGCTCATATCGGTTATGATGCCATGGTCGCTCTATTGGGTTGCCGGGCGTGCTTCTGCCAAAACAGTGCAGGTGCTTGCGGAACGGGTGCAGGAAGTTGCGCACGATTGTCCGGGTGCGCCGTTTGCATGGGTGTCGGATACCTATTCGGATTTGCACAAGAATATCATCCCCTCTCTTATTGACGGGTTGTCTATGCTGGGGTGGGAACTTGACAGACATTATGTGATAAACAAAGAACCGCCTCAGGAGTGGAGGGGACGGATGTACAACGTGTGCTCCGATTGGAGAAATACAATGGTGTTCTACACCGGCTTTAACTTCACTTTTATCTCATTGGACCGCCCGGCAATCGGTGCGGGACGCTCTTATGTAGGCGTATTCGGGGACGAGGTGAAGTATTTCCCGGAAGAAAAGTTCACGAACTTGCTGAAGGCGGTGCGTGGCTTTCGGGTGAAGTATGGGGACAGTGTCTGGTATCGCAGTCGTACCCTTACGACCGATATGCCGAACCCGAACCATTTGGGCGAATATGACTGGATTTTGAAGCTGGCGAAGCAGAATGATAAGAAAAAGATACTGCTGATGCTGCGTACCGGTTTTGTCTACAATGAGACGAAAAGAGAATACCTGGCCTGCCTGCAGCATTATAATGAGCTGAAGAATAGTTTCCGGACCGACAGGTCTTTGGAGGCAAAGCTGATGGCCGCCGGGCGTTCCCTGGAACTTGCCGGAAAGAACATGAAACGCTGGGAAGCCCGCTGGATAAAGACGCGTCGTGGTGTATCGTTTTTTTTCATATCTTCTTCCTATGTGAATGCGGATGTATTGGGTGAGGACTGGTTCACGGATGAGTTTGCGGAAGGGCTTGAGGGTTTGGAATGCAATGTGCTTTCCATCATTCCGAAATTGGAGGCTGGCCAGATGTTTTATTGTAATCTGGCGATGAAGCATTTTTATTCGGACGGCTATCTGAATGAAGTGATAGAACGGCATCCGTTCGGGTGGGAACAGGACTGCACAGTTCTTCGTTACCTGGATGTGAACAAGCCGCTGGAAGCAGGCATGGATGCGGGCAATATGCTTTCCATGGTTTTTGGGCAGAGGAGCGGGCATATCATGCGCGTGATGAAAGAACTGTACACGCTTCCACCGAACAGTGTGCGTGTGTTGGCGGATAGGTTTCTGTACTACTTCAAACCGCACAGACGTAAAATACTGAAGCTGTATTATGACCGTGCCATGAACAACTACAAAGGGGTAGGTGCGGATATGGCTACGCAGATAAAGAAGAACATAGAAACGGATGCTGACGGTAATCGTACCGGATGGCAAGTGCAGCTAATGTCTTTGGGACAGGGGAATATCGGCAGTAACCTGGAATATCGTTTCTTTATGGACTTGCTGAGCGGAAACCTGGAGCGCAATCTGTTTTTGTTGTTGATAGACCAATATAATTGTCCGAACCTTAAGTCGGAAATGGAAGTGACGGAAACCAAAATAGCGAGCGGTCCTAATAGTGCCAGTCTGATAGTCAAGCAGAAGACTGGGGATAAATTGCCTACGCACAGACTGCCTAAGGAGTCTACCAACTTGACGGATGCACTGAAATATTTCATATTGAGAAAGGAATATATTCGTGTGTGGAGGATAGGCAGGAGTGTATCGGGTGCTGCCTCTGTATAACACTTTTTTTTGTTGATTTCGTTTAGCCTGGCCTTGTTGTCCGTGAGGATAGCAGGGCTTTTTTGTATGGTGTGCCGGTATGGGTGGGATAGGGCGCACTACGGGCACGAAACTACGGGACTGTAAATATTTTGTCATATTTCCCAATGCGGGCGGGCGGCTGCGATTG